GTCTGTTAGACCTAAGACTATTTATGGACAAGGGCTTTTCAGGCACTGGAACAGACGAACCAAAGAAGACTTCTGGCAACGAGAGCTGCAGCATATAGGGCAGCAAGAAGTCCTTAATAAAGAGGTATACGCCGCTCATGCCTCGCCCAACGATACGTTCGGTTTTCAAGACCGTTATGACGAATATCGGCGCTCTGAGTCGCTGGTATCTGGCGAATTTCGAACCACTGCCCTTGATTATTGGCATTTGGCTCGTATCTTTTCTTCTTCTCCTGCTCTTAACGCGTCTTTCGTCTCATCAGTCCCTACCAAGAGAATTTTCGCCGCCACCTCGGAGGATGGGCTTTACATTACTTGCAAACACTCCATCCAAGCGCGTAGAATGGTGGCGGCAGTCGGCCACAGCTACATTTACTAGAGGGTCTACCAATGGCCAAGAAGGTCACTCCTGATGAAATCGAGGCGCTGATCCTGGCGCCGATCCCGGAGGGCGAATCTGCGCCGCTCTTCGAGCAATCTGTTCAGGCGCAGTACCTCGATGCCTATGGCAGAGAGAAACCAAACCCCTTCCCGCTGGAACCTCCTATCGGCTACAAGAAGCAACCTACGATCGCCGAGCTCATGCGACAGGCGATCCGTCAGGCGTCGGAAGAGGCGAAATCTGCGGGCGCAGAAACTGAGGAGGAAGCGAACGACTTCGACATCGACGACGAGTATGATCCCTCGACACCGTACGAGCACGACTTCGAGCCGGATCCGATCCTGGAGCGTATGATTGCGCTCCAAAGTCGGCGGCCCAAGCCGCAAGAACAAGCGGCCGCGGCGCCAGCCGCGGCCCCAGCTCAAACGCCGCCGGCAGGCGGCTCTGTGCCACAGCAGTAGTGGAGGATATCCCCGGAGCCGGCCCTTACCCCAGCAGGGGCCGGCGTAGGGGATATCCCTGGTGAGGCCCCCTTCTTCCGCGACCGCCGAAGGCAAGCGCGGCCTGGGCCTCACCACTTCCCGGGAGAACCCCAAAAAAACAGTGCATTCCTTGATATGCACTGTGCTAGGTGACAGGACGAGGTCGGCATGGCCAAATCAAAATCCACTTCTTCTCCTGCCAGCGCGTACGGCCTTTCCCCGTCGCTAACCTCGTTGCTGGCGTATAAAATCCGGCCATTGCCGCCTCTCGTCCACACACCTCTCACGAATGCGACGCTCGCCGAGCTCGGCGATCGGCGTCGCTTCGATCCCACAAAAGCATATCGGTCCCCGGCCTCGGTGACGCGTGCCGCAGCGCGGGTACAGGCACGCCCCAGGGGACCACTGGCGGCGCTGCGCTTCGCTGATCCGTCCCTCGTTGCGTTGTGCAAGCGCCGCCAAACCCGCCGCGAAGTTATATTCGCTCTCCGCAAAAACAAGGCTGGATCAGGCGCTAAAAAGCGTCGGAACTTTTGGTCTGCAATCTCATGTAGGTGAAATATGCTACCCGCTTTAATCGCCGCTGGCGGCAACATACTCGGAGGAATACTTGGTGAAAGCTCCAAGAATAAAGACCGAGCTCTATCAAAGCAATTTGCTCAACATGGTATCCGTTGGAAAGTCGAAGACGCTAAAGCAGCGGGCCTTCATCCACTCGCTGCTCTTGGCGCGCAGACTATGTCTTACTCGGCCCCAGTCGGGTCTGGGATCGCCGAAGGACTTGCAGGTGCTGGCCAAGATGTATCGCGCGCTATTAACGCAACGCGAAGTGCTGGCGAAAGAACGGACGCTTACAGCAAGACAGTTCAGGACTTACAATTGAAAAGAATGGGCCTCGAAAATGAGCTGCTTGCGTCCCAAATCGCAAAGATTAATCAAGCCGGTGTTCCGCCAGCTTTGCCCGGCGCTGGCGATCGTTACCTTATCGATGGACAAGGCAACTCACCCCTTGTTGAGAGCTCTGAGCAAAAGCGCACTATCTCAGCGCCCGGTGCCGGATCGCAAGAACCTGCCGCGATCCCCGAACTTGGGTACGGACGCACGCCAACTGGTTATGCCCCTGTCATGTCTAAAGACGTCAAAGAACGTTTAGAGGAAGATTTAATTGGGATGATTATGTGGAATGTACGGAACCGTTTAGCTCCGACATTCGGTATTCAGAACGCTCCTGCAATGGCTCTACCCAGTGACGAGTATTGGTCATATCATCCTGGTTTGCAGGAGTATCGTAGAGTGAAACGTCAACCCAAGCTCGGCTACGGCCGATATGAATATAGGAGTAGATAAAATGCGCTTTCGTCGCCGCCGCAGTGTGAAGCGTCGTGGCAGGTTCAACCGTTCCGGCCGTCGCCGTTCGTTCTCCCGCCGTCGCCGATCTGTACGGCCTCAGCGGATTGGCTTCCGCATGTAAATGATGTGTAGGAACCCCTACATAGCTCCCGGCGGGGGTGCATATGGCTGCGGTCAATGCATGCCCTGTCGGGTAAACTCTCGCAGAGTGTGGACTCATCGCATTATGCTAGAGGTCACTCAGCATCCGGTAAATTCGTTCTGGACGCTGACTTATAGCGATGAAAATATTCCACTTACAAAGGAGGGTCTACAGACACTTAATCCGGAACATTCTCGTGACTTTTTAAAACGCCTACGCTACTATCATGAACCCGAGAAACTCAGATACTTTTATGTAGGCGAATATGGCGATCAAACAGGACGACCACATTACCATTTTGCGCTCTTTAATTTCCCCACGTGTGAGCGCGGCCTTACTCGAACTAACAGACGAGGAGATTGCTGCGGAGTTTGCGATAACGTCCGAAAGATATGGGGTCATGGAATCGTATATGCGGGCAACTTGGAGGCAAGTAGCGCGGCGTATATCTGCGGCTATATCACGAAGAAACTCACAAGAAGAGGAGACGTCCGATTAAACGGGAGGGAACCGGAATTTGCGAGGATGTCTTTGAAGCCTGGGATTGGTGCGTCGTTTATTCCAGAGGCTGCTTCCGCCTTGATTACCCACAAGTTGGACGAACGATTGAGCGATGTCCCTACCGCTTTTCGAACACAAGGTCGTGTCCAACCTCTTGGGAGGTACTTGACGAGATCATTAAGGAGCTCGATAGGGCGGAGCCCAAATGCACCAGAAGCAACGCTACAAAGTCAAGCGGAGAGGCTGCGTCCTCTGCAAGAAGCTGCGCGCCTGGAAGCGCCCAGGGGCGTCTATTTGGAGACGTTTAAAGCGAAAATACTGGAGGAAAATGAAGGCAAATATCAGAGGCTACTAAGTCGATCGAAAATCTACAAAAAACGGGATAAGCTATGAAACGCAATAAGTTCAATCTGTCTTACACTAAGCTGCTCTCCTGTGACATGGGAGAGCTCGTGCCAATCGGGCTAACGGAGGTTCTTCCTGGTGACACGCTTCAACAAGCTACGAACGCTCTTATCCGGTGCAGTCCTTTGTTGGCTCCGGTTATGCATCCGGTCCGGGTGCAGATACATCATTGGTACGTTCCTACTCGACTCGTTTGGGAGGACTGGGAAGATTTCATTACTGGGGGCCCTTCAGGGACCGATGCCTCTGTCTTTCCGACGATCACTATGCCTGGGGGCGGCGGCGCCGCTGTTGGGTCTCTTGCTGATTACCTCGGGGTTCCTACTGGGGTTAATTCGCTTGAAGTTTCAGCTATACCCTTCAGAGGATATGCCAAAATCTGGAACGAGTGGTATCGGGACCAAGATCTTCAGACGGAGCTCGTCATTGACGAAACATCTGGAGCAGATACAACGACAAATACCTCGCTGCAGAACGCGGATTGGGAGAAGGATTATTTTACGTCAGCTCGTCCATGGGAACAGAAGGGACCGGCGATCACGATACCTCTGGGAACCACAGCCCCAGTGGTGGGTATTGCCTTTCAGGACTCGGGCTCAACGGCGTCGGATGCCAACGTTACAGTGAGGCCTGCAGGTGGCTCAGGGACTGAGGTTTATCCGTGGTCCAGGCGGACTGATTCTGCTTCAAACCCGACTGGAATCATCAAAACTACCAACCAATCCGACCCCTACTATCCGGACGTCTATACTGATCTATCCGGAGCATCGGCGATCACCATCAACGCGCTTCGTGAGGCTATGGCTTTACAGCGTTACCAAGAGGCTCGTGCACGCTATGGATCACGCTATGTTGAATATCTCCGTTACCTTGGCGTCCGGAGTTCAGATGCACGTCTACAACGGCCCGAATACCTCGGAGGGGGCAAGCAAACTATCCAATTTTCTGAAGTCTTACAGACCGCAGAAGGGACGAATCCGGTCGGCGAGCTTCGAGGTCATGGTATTGCCGCAATGCGATCTAACCGATATCGAAAGTTTTTCGAGGAACATGGCTATATATTTACACTGCTGTCTGTTAGACCTAAGACTATTTATGGACAAGGGCTTTTCAGGCACTGGAACAGACGAACCAAAGAAGACTTCTGGCAACGAGAGCTGCAGCATATAGGGCAGCAAGAAGTCCTTAATAAA